GAAACATTATTTCCACCTGTTGTGTTAGCAAGTAAAGATTGAACACCTAATGATGTATTACTTCCACCTGTTGTGTTTGCTGATAAAGCAGCACAACCTACTGCTGTGTTAGATGCACCTGTTGTGTTAGCTTCTAATGCCTGTTTACCAACTGCTGTATTATTAGATGCTGTTGTATTTGAATCTAATGCTCTTCTTCCAATGGAAACATTATTTGATCCTGTTGTATTTGCATTTAAAGAACAAATACCAACAGCTACGTTTGCTGTACCTGTTGTATTTAAAGCCAACGCACATGCACCAAAAGCTGTATTATCAGCAGCTGTTGTATTTGCTTGTAAGGCACACAAACCCACTGCAGTATTACAAGCACCTGTAGTGTTAGCTTTTAATGCACTATCTCCAACAGCTGTGTTGTTGTCTGCTGTTGTATTTGCATCTAAAGCTTGATAACCAATAGCTACGTTTTTATCACCTGTCGTATTTGTATCTAAAGCATAACTACCTACTGCTATATTTTTTGTACCTTCAGTATTAGAAAATAAAGAACATCTACCTACAGCTACGTTTTCATTTGCTGTGGTATTGGAATCTAATGCTTGATAACCTACTGCTACGTTATTAGCACCTGTTGTGTTAGCATTTAAAGAACAAGTTCCCATCGCTGTATTTTGAGCACCTGTTGTGGTATTGTAAAGAGAGCCAAAACCAACAGCTGTATTATTAGAAGCTGTTTCATTTCTAAACATAGACGTGCTTCCTAAAGCTGTATTACATCCAC